TGTTGGTGGCTTTGGATCTGTTACAAATGGAGTTCCCGCAGTAACTATGCCAAGTGCAACACAAACCACTGCTGGTGAAACCTTCAGCTTCACTCAGTCTTACCTTGAGGGTGATGCTACTTCTGGATCTGCGGTTACAGTAGGCCAAGTGGGTAATTTTAGTGACCTTACTTCCACGAGTGCTGGGTCAGTAGGGACAGCCGCTGTCACTTTAGATCATCACACAATGAGTCTGACAGGTGGAACAGGAACTGGGGTCGTACTTACTGGTCAATTCGTTACAGATTTAACTGTTGATTAATGTGGAAATATCTGCCATTTATATTTTTTGTTAGTCCAGCTTATGCTCAAACTGTAGTACCAAATTTCAACTCTGCTACTAGCACTTCTCGCAGTGTGACTACTAATAATTTGACGGAGCAAATCCGAGAGGTTCGCTATAATTCAGGATATACCTACAGTGTCACTGGTTCTGGTATCTCATGCGGCAACTGTGATTCAATATCTATGCCAAATGCCACAGTGACAGAAACCATCAATGGAACTACCTACGAATGGACAGGCTTGAACATGGATCAGAAACCTCAATGGCAGCAAACCACTCAAGGCAACGCTTTTCAATTTTCAGAATTTTACAAAGGCCCTTCTTTAGAATCAGTAATCGACATCACAAGGCAAGTCACCTCAGAGGTGGTAACAGATACTACTATTATATTTTCCAACTAATAACCCTTTTTTCTTGTTTACCTAGTTACGCCAATCAAAGCACAATAGCGAATCCACAAAGCAATACATCATCTAGTGTGTCAAACTTTGCCACACAGGTTCTCACAGGGCCTATGACAGAGAACAGCTATGGCGGTGGTATTCAATGTTCTGGAGCTACACTATCGGTCAGCCCATTCGCCACAACTTCCATTGCAATAAAGCGTCCTCAAGACTACATCTTTCATACGCCAGTCTATAACGAAGCAACAGATGATGATGGCAACCTCACAAATGCGGGTGAAATTTTATATTTTCGAGAAAATTACAGCGGCAACAAAGATTCTACATCTTTTAATTTTGGGATAGCAGCCACAATATCTGTTCCACTAGACAAGCGTTTTCAAAATGCTTGCCTCAAAAGTGCGACTACTCAGGAAAAAATAATGCGGCAACAATTATCGACAGCCAGATTGAACTATGAACTCGCAAGGCTCAAGAATTGTCATGAACTCAGAGTCAGTGGGGCAGAATATTCTCCAGATTCTGAATACTTTGGTCTTTGCTCCGATATTATAAGTAAACCTAAAATGAACCAAGTTATACCTCATACACACAAAATTGAGCTAAACAAGTAATTTTGCTCCACTCAGAATGGCCTACAAGGGGCCTCTGGATTTCTTTGCTTATGTTTGTACCTTTGTTTTATCCTTCTTTTTGCTGAGTTTCTTTATGGCTGTCTTAATAAGGTTTTTAAGTAAATTGGCTATGATAGGAGAACCAGCCGCAGTAACAGCAATAATTGAAGTGTTAACAAGAACAGGAGTGCTAGGTATCCA